CCACAAAAGGCGTGCATTTTTACAAGGACGATTACCAGTTTGAACGGTTCTGGAACAACCCTGACAAATACATTCCCCTTTTGCAGCAGTTCGGTGCGGTATGTTCTCCTGATTTTTCTTTGTACAGCGATATGCCGCTTGCGGTACAGCTTTTCATGCACTACAAAAAGCACTGGCTTGCCGCATACTGGCAGGCGCATGGCATTCACGTTATCCCAACGCTCTGCTGGTGCGGTGAGCAAAGTTATGACTGGTGCTTTGACGGCGAGCCCAGAAACGCCATCGTGAGCATTTCGAGCCACGGCACACAGTCTGACCCATACGAAGCAGAATGCTTTGCCAAGCACTGCCGTAAGGCGCTAGAAGTGCTGCAACCAAGCAGCACTTTGTGGTATGGCAAGTGCCCGGCTGAATTTGACTGGAACGTGACCAAAATCAAGCCATTTCAATACGAAAGGAGGCACTACCGTGAGTAAACGAGGTTCAGGCAGTTCCGCGAGAGCGGGCGGCGGCACAAATGGAGCAAAAAGTTTGGATAGTACGCTGGTAAGAAGATCGAATGATTTTTCGTTGTTTGATGCTGGCGACGCAACAAAGCGCGAGTATGAAGCGAACGTGCAGAAAATCCAACAGTCAAATCTTACTCAGCAGGAAAAAGCGGCGGCACTGGATAAATTGCATGAACTGACAACGGAACAGCTAAAGTCTCAGACGAAGGTTGCAAATCCATATGTTTCCGGCCCTGCAAGGTTTAACCATAATCAGGTGCAAAAGGCAGCGGATAACACGGCACAGAAACGGCAAAACGTCAATTCCTTTATGAAAGATGTGCAGAAAAAGTCAACCGCAAACAAAAAGGCAACTGAAACAAAGTCGCTTTCTTCCGTTTTGGGCTCTGCAATGGACAGGGGCGCACTTGAAGTGACATTTGAGGGAAAGACCTACTACCGCGCAAGAAAAAATTCCAAGACGTGGAGAGTTCGGTAAACCATGAAATTTGAATACAACATCAAAGTCACCGACAACACCCCGCAGCTGCATGAGGCTCTGGACTCGTGGGCGGAAAGGGTGCTGACCATCTGGGGCATGAAGGTGCAGGACTACGCCCAGCTGCTTGTGCCCACCGGAACGGCAGACAGCACCGGCATAGAGGGCTATGTTGGCGGTGCGCTGAAAGCGTCCATTACCTACGTTGTATCTGCGGCACAAAAGATCGTGACCATCGGCTCAAACCTGTTTTATAGCGTGCCTGTTGAGCTGGGCACCGGTATTTTTGCAGAGAAAGGAAACGGACGCAAAACGCCGTGGGTCTGGAAAGACTTCAACGGCAAATGGCACTTTACCCGGGGCATGGCTCCCCGCCCCTTCCTGCGCCCGGCGGTGGAAGATCATATCAAAGAACTGCAAGAGATTGCAGTAGAGGAAGCAGAGAAGGGAGAATAACATGACAGAAAAAGAGAGACTTGAAGATTTGCTCACAATGCATTGTTTTCTCAAAGAAAGAGGACTTGCTATTGCAGAACAGGCAGAAAAAGATATCAAGGAAACCAAAAAGAAGCTCTTAACAATCGAGAGCTGCGGGGAAAAAGAAGTGCTGAGGAAAAAGTTTTTAGAGGAAGGAAAAGAAGCCACTAAAAACTTGCAAGCCCTTTGCGATTTGGTTTATGGCGATGGTAGAGCAAAGGTTGAGATAACGGTATCGGTTGACGCGGATAAGCCGATATTCAGCAAAGAAGAGGTAACTGTTATCAAAGAAGGCTTGGATTTTTGCAAAGGAGAATAAACATGAAAAAGTTTTTTACAGTAATTACACTTTTGGCCGTGTTGCTTCTTTGCGGCTGTTCGGAAGCTGACAAGGCCAATGCCAACATCTCAAAGCAGGCAGACTATTTCGAGAGCGAACGCAAGATCACTGTCTACAACGCCCGCACCGATAAGGTCATTCTGGAAGCCGAGGGCTATATGTCCATCTCCAACAACTCAAACAATGAGCTGGTCTGCACGGTAAAAATTGGCCCGGACACCTACCGCAAGAACTACATCTACCTGAACGGCTACACTATGTATGTGGTGGAGGACATTACCGGCACCCATACAGACCCGTACCACTATAAACTCTATTTCCACACGGACATCCTGCCCAGCGTGGAAACAAGACCGTAAATTTAATACTCAGCGGTTGGCGCACAGCGTCAGCCGCTTTTTTATGCCGCTATAGCTCAATCTGGCAGAGCCGCCGTCTTGTAATCGGAAGGTCGTAGGTTCAAATCCTACTGGCGGCACCACACCGGCAGCACGTCCGGCAAAATAACCTGATTGCCAAGCATGGCAGCCCAAGCAAGGGCAGAAAGGATGAACACATGGCACTCAAAAGAGCAGATATCCGCAAGATTCTGGAAAACGCCGAAACCTCCAACGATGACAAGGCAAAAGCCATTCTGGACGCCTTGCACGAGGAGACAGATGCCCTCCGGGACGAACTGGATACCGAGAAAAACGCCCGCGTTGCAGCGGAAAAGGAACGGGACGCAGCCAACAGCGGTAAGCAGACCGCAGAGCAGGCGCTGACCGACTACAAGACCCAGCAGACCAAGAAGGACGCCCATGCAGCCAAGGAAGCAAAGTTCCGGGAGCAACTCAAGGCCGCAGGTGTGCTGGAAAAGTACTTTGACCGCATCGTGCGCTTGTCTGGCGAGGACATCGACAAGATGGAACTGGACAGCAAGGGCACTGTGAAGAACGCGGACAAGCTGGCTGAGAGCCTGAAAACCGACTGGAGCGATTATGTGGGCAGTACCTCCACCAAGGGCGCACCGGTGGACAACCCGCCCGCGAACGCCGGCTCCAAAATGACCAAAGACCAAATTTTTGCAATCAAGGACGCTGGCGAGCGTCAGGCCGCGATTGCAGCAAATGCCGACCTGTTTACAGGCGGCGGGAAGGAATAATCTATGGCAGCAAAAGAAAATCTGATTACCACTACCGAGATCACCGTCAACCCCCGCGAGATTGACTTCGTGACCCGCTTCCAGCGCAACTGGGATCATCTGCGGGAGATCATGGGCATCATGCGCCCCATCCGTATGCAGCCCGGCACTGTTCTGAAGAGCAAGTACGCACAGGGCACCCTGCAGAGCGGCACTGTGGCAGAGGGAGAGGAGATCCCCTACAGCCAGTACACCGTCAAAGAGAAGGACTACGGCAAGATCACCATCGAGAAGTACGCCAAGGCCGTCTCCCTTGAGGCTATCCAGAATTACGGCTACGAGGTTGCCGTGCAGAAAACCGATGACGAGTTCCTGTACGACCTGACCGCCAAGGTCACTGACAAGTTCTACAAGTACCTGAACACTGGCAGCCTGAAGGGTACGCCCAAGACCTTCCAGATGGCTCTGGCAATGGCAAAGGGCAGCGTGGAGAACAAGTTCAAAAATATGCACCGCACCGTCACCGGCGTTGTGGGCTTTGCAAACGTTCTGGACGTGGCCGAGTATCTGGGCACCGCAAACATCACCATCCAGAACCAGTACGGCTTCCAGTACATCAAGGACTTCATGGGCTACAACACCATCTTCCTGCTGTCCGATGGCGAGATCGCAAAGGGCAAGGTCATTGCCACCCCTGTTGACAACATCGTGATGTACTACGTTGACCCCTCTGACAGCGACTACGCCAAGGCGGGTCTGGTGTACACCACCGCAGGCGAGGCGAGCAACCTGATCGGCTTCCATACGCAGGGCAACTACACCACCGCCGTGTCCGAAAGCTTTGCCATCACCGGCGTGACCCTGTTTGCCGAGTATCTGGACGGCATCTCTGTCCAGACCATCACCCCGGGCGAATCGGTCTGACCTGCAAGGAGGTGACCCCGCATGACTGTGCCAGAGCTGTGCGTTTACACGCACAATTTTTTTGACCGGTACGATGACCCCACCGCCGGAGAATTTACCTTTACGGCAGATACTGTCCCCGCTGGGGTATCCGCCGGGCAGTATTTCCTTGTGTGCGGGTCTATCTTTAACGACGGCGTGCACAAGGCGGGAGACGGAGACCTGACCGCCGAGACATTCACCGGCACGGTACAGCCTATGCGTGTCCCTCCTGATTTTGTGGCGCTTGCCCAGAAGATCACTGACTACGATGCAGCCACGCCCGGCGGTGGGCGCTATGTTTCCCAGTCCTTCAACGGCTGGAGCGGCACCATGGCCACCGGCACGGACGGCTTGCCCGCAGACGGCTGCACCCACTACCGCCGGGAAATCAACCAGTGGAGGAAACTGTAATGCCTGTAAACGATTTCACTAAATTCACCGTGATGGAGAATTTCACAAAGAAGTTCTGCTTTATGGTCAAAAAGCTGGTATCGGACGGCCTGTTTGGCTCTACCACCACATGGGAGGACGGCATGGAGTTCCTTGCCGTAGAGCGCCACGACCAGACCATTGAAGCGCAGCAGGCAGAGCAGCAGGGCACGGCATCCACCTACTCCCTCTATGTGGATAAGGGCATCAAGCTGTCTCCCTTCGACCGCATCAAGCGGCTGGACGATGGGCAGACCTACGAGGTGACCACCGCGAGCAGCGACAAGATTTCACCCGCCGAAAGCGGGATGAATCTTGCCGTTGTGCAGTGCAAAAAGGTGGTGCTTTCCTGATGGGCGCAGCAGAAGCCGTTACTATGGCGCTGAACAGCTATTTTACGCTGTTCAATGTTCCTGTATACCCGGAGGATTTTGTGCCGCAGGGCTCTTCCCTGCCCTATATCACGGTGCTGCCGGTCATTCCCAAGGGGTTTGACGAGAGTAGCACCTTCCATGCGCGGCTGTGGTATCCGGTAGACGGCGGCAAGCTTCCCATCATCCGCAAAACAGATGAGATGCGCGCTGCCCTCGGGGATGGGCTTACCATCGAGTGCGATGGCGGCGCAATTCTTTTATGCGCAGGCAATCCGTGGGCGCAGTCTATGGACAATCCCCCGGAAAAATACCTGTGCACATACCTTACTTTTGACGTCACATCCTTTGTGGTGTGAGAAAGGATAACGCATGAACAAAATGTATCACGCCATTTCGGCAGATGCTTTCAAAAAGCTTCAGTTTCAGGCCGGCGCGCTGCTCAAGAAGTTCGACCCGGAGGGCACTACCCCCATTGCAGCGGAGGATATGATCTGTCTGACCTCCGGCGGCATCACCGTCAGCTGCAAGCCCAACACCGTGGATCTGGGCGAGGATCTGGACGAAGTGCCCGAGAACACCTACCAGCTCAAGCACATTACCAGCTGGGATTGCGGGATGTCTACCACCTGCATGACCGTGAGTGCCGACACCATCAAGCTGGAACTGGGCGCTGCGGACGTGGAAACCAACAAGATCACCGTGCGCGAGGACTACAAAAACGAGGACTTCCAGGATATCTGGTGGCATGGCAATCTGATCGGCGGCGGCTATGCCGCTGTCAAGCTGATGAAGGCCGTGAGCGACGGAGGTCTTGAGTTGAAAACCACCAAGGACGGCAAGGGCAACATCACGCTGAGCCTGAAGGGCCACTACGACATGACCGACACCAGCAAGGTGCCTATGGAGTTCTACATCAAGGAGGCAGAGTAATGATCCTTACCATCAACCTTGACCCCGTGGAAGCCCTGCCCAAACTGTATGACGCGGTGGACGGCATTACCCACATGATCATGGACGCAAAGGACAACGTGGACAACCCGGAGACCAAAGCCGCCCGGGAGACCATCGTTGCCAACGCCATGAAGCTGCTGGGCGCAGAGCCTGCCGAAACCGCAGAGGGCAAGAAAAAGCTGACCCCGCGCGAGTTTGCGCTGGCTGCGCTGGACTTTATCAAGCCCCTGATGAAGCTTGACCCGCAGCGCACCATGAACGCCCTGCACCAGCTGTACACGCTGGAAAAGGGCGAGAAAGACACCCTGCCCAAGGCGTTCACCGCGCTTACCAAGTCCGTGATGCAGGAGGATATGCAGGATTTTTTGTCATCGCTGGCCGACTTGAACGGCCTGAGTTTTGGCACTACCTCTGCCGAGCCGAACTCCAGCATCTCCGCGCCTACGGAATAAAGTATTTCGTCTGGTTCGTCATCAGCGAGATGCGCGAACGCCACCGCACAAAAGCATACCAGCTGTACACGGCTGATATGCTTTTTCTTTGTGCTGTATCGCTGGGGCAGCAGGTGGAGCAGTCCTTTAGTGAGATCATGGCAGAGTACGATAAGCCGTTATCCCAGCGCCGACACGAGACCACGCTGGAAGAAGCGCAGGCGTGCTGGGAAAAGACGCTTGCAGACAGTAAAAAAGCCGCAGAGCAGAACGGAGGTGGGGAGACCTGAATATTTTTAATTTGATGGCCACTTTGGGGCTTGATACCTCCGAGTATGAGCAGGGCATCGAGCAGGCCAGAAAAGAAACGCAAAGCGCCGCAAACTCGCTGAACCGCAGCGCAAACACCGCCGGAAGCGGCGTTTCAGGCATGGCAAGCCAGTTTGCAGCAGCCAGCGCAAAAGCGACTGTCCTTGCAAATATGCTTACCTCGCTTGGGACAAAAGCGGTAGGCCTTGCAAAGGGCTTTGTGGAGATGGGCATTTCTTATAACGCCCAGATAGAAAAGTACACCACCGGCTTTACCAATATGTTGGGCAGCGCACAGGCCGCACAGGAAGCCATGCAGGCTATTCAGGAGGACGCAGCCCGCACCCCGTTTGACGTGGCATCCCTGACGCAGGCAAACCAGTTGCTCATCAGCGCGGGCGAAAATGCCGCATATTCCCGCGAGGTCATCAATGCACTGGGCGATGCTGTTTCTGCCACTGGCGGCGGTAACGCAGAACTGTCCCGCATGGCTGCAAACCTGCAGCAGATCGCAAACGTAGGCAAGGCTGCAGCGATAGATATCAAGCAGTTTGCCTATGCGGGCATCAATATCTATCAAATCTTGGCAGATTACACCGGTAAATCGGTGCAAGAAGTCCAGAACATGACCATCAGCTACGACCTTCTTTCGCAGGCGCTCATAGCCGCCAGCGAGGAGGGCGGGCGTTACTATAACGCCATGGACACCCAGAGCCAGACCATGAACGGGCGTATATCCACCCTGAAGGACAACGTCAGCCAGCTGGCCGGGCTTATGACCGGCGATCTTTCCTCCGGCATCGGCGTTGTGATAGGCCACCTAAACGACATGGTTGTCGCAGCACAGGAAGCCTACAAGGAGGACGGCTGGAAGGGTCTCGGGAACGCAATTCTTGAGCTTGACAACCCCATCAGTGCCATCATCAAAAAGTTTGGTCAGCTTGGCAGCGCGGCTGTTAGTGCACTGGATAAGGCAAGCTACTATCTGAACAAAGCGTTGGGCAAAAATGCTTACGCAGGGTACGACAACTACGAGGACTACAGGTCGGACAAGCAAAAGCAAAGCAACAGGGACCGTCTACGGCAGAATGCGCTTTCCGGCAAAAGCGTGAGCAACAAAAGCTGGTCTGAGCGCCAAGCAGAAGCAGCGGCCGCGAGTGGAGGCGGCGGCAGTTCCATCGTAACAAGCCCTTCCAGTTCCTCCGGCAAGAGCCCCAGCGCAAAATCCACCTCCAAGACCGAAACCGTCATAGCGTCCGTGTCGCACACCGCAACCACCACCGCACAGAATGCGCTGGGCGCTGTGACAACGAGCGTTGAAACCCTGCAGGAGAAGGTAAAGGACGCAGCGGGCAAAATCAAAGACCGCGTGACCGAGACCACCACCGAGACCGGCAAAGAGATGGTCAACGGCGTTGCTACCACCTATACGCTTGTGACCAAGAAAGTTACGGACACGAACGGCAAGATAAGCACCACGACCAAAAAGGTCTACGCCGATATGTCCAAGACCCTGCTTGGCACCCTGACCACCATTGCAGAAAAGACCTTCAACGGCATCACCACCACCACGCAGCAGGCTGTGGAGACCTACGCGGACGGCAGCCAGCACATCAAGACCACCGCCACCGAGACCGGCGAGCGCATTGTGGACGGCGTGCGGCAGACCTACACCAAGGTCATCAGCTACATTGACGGCGTGCAGGACAAGGTGACAGAGACCGCGCAGAACATCGACAAGAGCATCAAGGCGACCCAAAAGCGCATTGAGGAGAACCTGAGCAAGGCGCAGCAGCAGTTTAACAGCGGCATCTTCAAGCTTGGCAAGAGCCTGTACACCGACCTGAAAAATCAGGACTGGGCGGCGCTTGGGCTGGATATCGTCAACGTAATGTGGGGCGAGGTATCACAGGAGCAGCGCGAAGTCCTGTCCGACTGGGCAAACAAGGCGCTGGAAGCCATCAACGAGGCTTATTCCGGCGGCGGTCTGAGCGAGGCGTTCAAGGCTTTTAAGCAGATCATGTCCAACGGCATCAAAGCAGATGCAGACGGCGTTACAACGGACGTTAAGGGCTTGAGCAAAGTGTTTCAGGATCTGGGCATCAACGTTTCCGACGCCGGCAGCAAGATCATGGGCGTGCTGGGCACCATGGGTACCGGCATCGGAACCTTTGTCTCCAACGCGGGCACTGGTATTGCAAAACTTGCCGGGAGCATGGGCAGTCTGGGCACGATCGCAAAGGGCGCAGGCGGACTGATCGCAAAGATTGGCAGCCTGATCATCTCGAACCCGGAGGTTGCCGCGATCATCGCCATTGTGGCAGGCGTGGTGGCGCTGGGCGCTGCATTGTTTGCAAAGTTTGGAAAGGGCAAGAGCAGCAGCGGGCAGGCTGTAAGCCACTACGAAAGCCCCTTTTCCGGGCATGACGTGTACGACAGCCTGACCGAGTTCTCCACTCGGGCAGCCATGCAGCACCGCTACATGGAAAAGACTACCGGCACGGATGCACAGCTGGGCATTTTGCAGCAGATCCGCGATCTGCTGGACGAGCATCTGCCGGATATCGGCACCGGGCAGCTTGTCATGGACGGCGAGAAGGTGGCCGATATGCTCACACCGCGCCTTGCGACCAACATGGATGCCAGCATGGGCGTGTATACCCTGCGGGCAGAAAGGGGTGTTTAAATGGCAATCCACAGCGCAAAGTTGGGCAACTATGACACCCTTGCAACGTGGGGGCTGTACATGAAGGTGGGCAGCCCGAACATCGGCGAGCCTGAACCGGACGAGACCCTTGTGCAGATACCCGGCTCTGACACGTTGCTCAACCTTACTACCTCTCTGGACGGCAAGGTGCACTACAAAAAACGCACTATTACCATGGAACTGCTGTGCACCGCGCCGAAAAAGCTGTGGAAGGTACTGCAAAGCCGCCTGCACAACGCCCTTGAAGGAAAATGGCTGCAATGCGTGTTTGACGATGACCCCTCTTGGTACTGGGAGGGGCTCTGGCACGTCAAATTTGTGCCGGGGCGGCTCTCCGCTACGGTCACCATCACCGGCAGCTGCAATCCGTACAAGTACAACGTTTACGACGGCACACAGGACATCCGGTGGGATGACATCAACTTTGAAACGGACATCCTCCGGGACTACCGCAGCATTGCGCTGCCTGCCGATACGCCGGTGGATGTGGTCATCTACGGCGCACCGCACACTGCGGCTGTCTACTTCCAGCGCGGCGAAAGCGAGGCAAATGTGTCGTTGCAGGTCAACAAGGCCGCCGCTGGCACGCTTGCCAAAACGACCGAGTGGCAGTATCTGGAGGGGCTGGATATCCCGGACGGTGGAACCGTCACCCTGACCTTTACCGCTACTACTACAAGCAGCATCACCATCAAGTATCTGGGGGCAAGCTTATGAGTTACAAGATCTATGCCGGCACGCAGACCGGCGTGGACAGCTGGGAAAACCGGGTCTGTATCTATGCGCCCGGCTCTGCGTTGGAGACCACGAAGCTGATCAGTCCCACCCTGACCCGGGAATTTGGAAAGGCCGGAAATCTGGAATTTACCATCCCGCTGGGCAACGTGGCGCACAGCGCGCTGCAAAAGCTAAAAACGGTGGTGTCCGTGGAACAGGACGACAAAGAGATCTGGCAAGGCCGGGTCATGAGCCATGAGCAGGATTTTCTGCTGCGGCAGAAGGTGTACTGTGAGGGCGAGCTTGCCTATCTCAACGACACCGATGTACCACCCTACACCGCCAAGGACGTGACCATCCGGCAGTTTCTGGACTTTCTCTGCAAGAATCACACCAGCCTGACCGACAGCTATAAAAGCTTCCGCATCGGAAACGTCACGGTGGAGGAGCAAAAGCGGTATGTTCCGGTAGCCGAAAAGTGCTCTCTGAAGCTGGACTATGCCGCCAGCAGCCCGGACGAGCAGGGCGACTATTACCAGATATGGGGTCTGTACTCCCAAAACGGGAACCGACTTGAAGAGAGTTTTTCCTACATTTTCTCCGACTATGAGGACGTGCAGACCCCACCAGCACAAAACTGGCCGCTGAACGAGATCGTAACCGGAAAGGAGTACCTTGCCTGGCGCACGGGAGACAACCAGTTTACCCTCCGCCGGAACGCGATCTCTCAGGGCAGCAAGACCTACGATGCAGAGCAGACCATTGTTACCCCGTCCATCACTACGCCAATAGAAACCTATAAGTTCGACAGTACCATTAAAGTGGCCAAAAAGAACACCGAATCCACAACGTACAGCATCAAAACGGAAAAAGACGGCACGGTCAACGTGTACGTCAACGGGGAAAAGTCCGCAGACTACACCCCGCAGCTTGTGGAGGAGTTGCACGAGTTCGGCGACGGCAAGAACTACGGAAAAACGTGGGACATCCTGCAAAGCGAGCTTGTGGACGTGTACGGCGGCTATCTGGTAACCCGGCACGAAACGATTCCTTACCCCTTGTTCCCCGGTCTGAACAAGAGAGCACGCTATCTGGACTATGTACAGGACGCGACAGAACGCAACGTGCAGGGCATTACTTTCGGCACGAACCTGCTGGACTTGAACAGCTACGCCAAGGCCGAGGATATTGTCACCCGGGTGATCGCCATCGGCAAGAAAAAAAGCGGATGGTTTATTTGGGAGACCACCGATACTCTGACCGCTACTGCCAACGATGAAACCGCCCAGAAGCTGTACGGCCTTATCACCCGGTATCTTGTGCTGGACGGCACGGCAAACACACAGCAGTCCCTGCAGGACGCGGCAGACACAGAGCTTGGCAAGCACTTACGCCTTGCGGACGGCATCACGTTGAAAGCCGTAGACCTGAAGGACGCGGGCGTGGACGTGGACAGAATCGCCTTCGGAAAGTTGACCCACATTATTTCCGCGCCCCATGGCATTGATGTGTGGATCAACTGCAACAAACTTGTGGAGCCGCTGGATAATAAGCCTGACAAAAAAGTATTCACATTTGGCAAAAAATTTTCAAGCGTGTCCGACTTGCAGGCGCTCAGCGCCCGCAAAGCAACCACCGCGTATGACCTGAGCCGCGCGCTCAAGGAGTACGCATCTGATACGCAGTCTTATGCGCTGCAAACGATGGAGGCAGACGATGAAACCGTTTAAAGAAGCAATTGACGGCATCCGCAAAGCCGTCATGGCATCCGAGGTGCGCGAGGATATCGCCCAAGGTCTGGAGTATGTGGAGCAGTTTGCAAACACGGCGGGCGAAAACATCCAGAAAGCCATCGACCCCACCCTCTCCATCGAGGGCAAGGCTGCGGATGCGAAAGCGACTGGAGATGCAGTTGGTGAGCTAAAGGAAGAATCTGCATTGCAAAAAGCAATGGTTTATGCTGATGAATATGTAACGACGGAACATCTTTTTATTAAGCAAAAAGCAATTTCACCGACAATTTCTGCTGGAGCACTATTGCGTGACGGCACTGTAGACACGTCAAATACAGCATATAGCATTGCGATGTTCTCAGCACAACTCGGAAAAGTCTATAAAGTTACAAGCCTTTCGCCCGGTGCAAATTATAGAGGTAAGCGATTAATTGACCTTGAAAACCGTGGATGTTATGAAGCGGCGGACAACTTCTATCATACAAGGTATATTTCAAATTTTGAAGGAACGGTTCGCCTTTGCTATAGAAACATTGTAACGCCCATAATCGATGAAGGTATCACATTTAATCCTGTAAAAGAAACGGAGATCCCATTTGAAACATTCTTTGAAGAAGTTGACTGGCAGGCAGGAAATACGATTCGCGATCATTATGCGATTACACCGTCGGGCGGCTTAATCGAGCGCGCATCAAATAGCATGGCATACAGTTCCCCAATCAGCGTGAAAGCTGGCTGGGTTATTGTTGCTCCAACCACAACAGCAACATATTATGATATTGTTTTGGCTGCGAAGGTAATTACTGAGGATACTTTATATAATCCTTTTGCTTATAAAGAGACGGCAACCGGGAAATATATTATAGTAGATGAGGATTGCAATATCGCATTATGTGCTTATAAAAGTGATTTGTTGAAGATGCGGATTTTAAAGAATAATATCGCGTCTTCTCTATCCGATTCCGAAAACAGGAAGTTAAATAAAATATATAATCAATTATATTTCGCAGCTGAATATCACGGAAATGTCGCACAGAATATTGTTCCGACAATCACTCCGATGAAACAAGTCAATGTTTTAACCGGAGCGTTTGAAGATGACGTCAATTACGATATTGCGACATTTGTATCAGATTCCAAAAATACCTATTCAATTACTTACGTTCCCGGGGCAAGTTATATAAGTGTAATGGGTATTTCGCTAATAAGCGGTGAAAATGTTATCTGCTACAGGACGGGTGCAAGCGCAACAAGGGAAACGGTATATATTGAAGGATTCGCCGGAACAGTTAGAATCTGTTACAGAAATATAGAAACACCGACAATCAAGGGGGGAAAAACGTCAACTTCAACTGGTGGTAGTAATCATCAGTTTATCAATACGCCAACCAGAGGCCAGATTATTTATGAAGCTGACACAAAGTCAGATTCTGGGTATATCGTGAATGCGGTTGCATATCAGAACGGGGTAATTATTGCAGCTCGAACGGACGGAAGAATCGTCCGAATTGGGTATGATGAAACCGAAGAAACATTACTACAGTTGAACGGTTCCGGTCTTGATTGGCGTGGACTGTATATGGATTCAAGCGAAAACGTGTACGCATCACCACATGCAAGTAACGGAACACTTGCAATGGATGAGCGTGGACTATATAGGCTTTCCAAAGATGCAAGCAGTTTCACAAAAGTAATTTCTCTATATAACCCTTCGTCTACAGTCCAAAGCGAAACGGAAAAAAACGATGATACTATTTGGACAATGTGCGAAGACGTATATGGAAATCTGTATGCAGGCGTTTATTCACATGTCGTTCATCAGAACCCTGCAATCTACAAATCGACGGATAACGGATTGACATGGAAATATATTTATAATTTCTACACCGCAGGGGACACACCGGGGGACAACGCAAGACATATTCATTCGATTGTATATAGCAAATGGCAGGATGCTTTATATTGCATTGTTGGAGAAGTAAATACTATTTTCAAATCAACTGATGGTGGAACATCATGGGAAAATCTGAATATCCGGTTAGCTCATGACAAGGGGTCTGCAATGCTTCCTGTTGAAAATGGCATTTTGATTGGCAGCGATGGGGCGTATAATTGTGCGATTGATATCCTATACAATGATGATTATACTCACGAAACTGTATGGCTTGGGTGGGCAAATACAGTGTTTGCAATCCGGCAGTCAGACGAAACTGGAATGATTTACGCTTTCTGTAAAATTGATTCTTCCGCAAATTCAAGTAATTATTTCCCGCCTTCTTCCGTACTGTCCTTGTCTAGTGAAGCGCAAATTGCCGCTATAAATGAATGGAAATCAAGCGTATCTGAAGGAAGAGCGGCAAGTTGGCAAGCCTATCACGATTCAATCGTAGCGAAATACCCTGATGACGCTATTATCCCACAACATTATGCTATTCTTGTAAGCCGTGATGGCGGGAGGCATTTCGAGCCGCTGAAGCGGTGGAAGGTGGACAAAATTCAGCCATACGGTTTCTGGACAATCGGGCATTTTAGGAACGGAGAATGTATTGCTGGGCGATATGTAAATGGCTATGTGAAGCCAATAGCAATATCGGAAGGAAAGCACAAGTACGTTAGCGGAGGATGTGATTTGAGCGGAGATATTTTTATCAGGACAAACGCGAACCCAATCGTAAAAGCGATAGAATAATCAATGAATTAAAGAGAGCTTTATTTGACTATTCCCCAACATAAAAGAAAGGACTGATAATATGATGCTCCCCATTATGGATGCTTCCCGCTGGCAGGGCGACATCAACTGGGACAAGGTCAAGGCAAGCGGCCTTGTCTCCGGTGTGATGCTGCGGGCGCTGGGCAACAGCGCGGAAGACAAGCCCAGCAAACCGTACATTGACCCGACCTTTGAGCGCAATTACCGCGAGTGCCAGCGGCTGGGCATCCCCTGCGGCGTGTACTACTACTGCAAGGCGGTCAACACGGCAGAGGCTGACGCAGAGCTTGCCCTGCTGCGCAAAGTGCTTACCGGCAAGACGGTGCAGTTGCCCGTTGCGGCGGACATTGAGGATACCTATGTGCAAGCACCGCTCGACAAGCAGACCCTGACGGACATCGCCGCCCATGCGCTGGGCACGGTAGAGCGCTGGGGCTTTTACGCCATGCTGTACACCGGGCTGTACTTTGGCCGTGATAACTTGTACATGGGCGGGGCGGCGCTGAAAAAGTATGACGTATGGCTTGCCGCCTACCGCAGCAAAAAGCCTGAACCGGGCTGGCCGTTCGGCTTGTGGCAGTACACCAGCAAGGGCAAGATTCCCGGCGTTGTGGACGCGATACCGGGCAAGATTTCCGGCGTGGACTTGTCTGTGCCCTACAAGGACTATGCCAAAATCATTGCGAAGAAGGGTCTGACCCGTCTTCGGGAGGGCGCATGAGCGAAGCAATCATCGTGGCAATCATCACCGGCGGTCTGAGCCTGATCGGCGCGATCGTCTCCAACAACCGCACCGCCCAGAGTATGGACGCCAAGCTGGACAAGCAGCAGGCTATAACCGAAACCAAACTGGAAGAGCTGACCCGCGAAGTGCGGGCGCATAACAACTTCGCCCAGCGCGTGCCAGTGCTGGAAGAACAAATCAAGGTGGCAAACCACCGCATCGAAGACCTCGAAAAAGAGAGAGGAGAGTAACACATGAAAACCATCCTTAACACCATTCTCGATCCGCTGCCCGCGTGGCTGGCGCTTGTGCTCATCGTTGTGGGCGCTGTGTCGCTTGTGCTGGGGCTTATCCGTCTGGGCTACGGCGCAGCGGTCAGGACGCTGGTGCTTGACCTCATCGACCAAGCAGAGCGAGAAATTCAGGGCACCAAGCGCGGCGCAGAGCGCAAGGCGTGGTGCGTCAAGATGCTGCGCACCTATCTGGACAACAGCCGGTGGGGCAAGCTGGTCTCGTGGGCGATCACAGAAGAGACTATGAGCAAGGTCATTCAATTTTTCTTTGACCGCGCCCGGTCGGCGCTGGAAAAGCAGTAAGGAGGATATCATGGCAAGCACTACATACCGCCATTTCGGTGACGCCACCGGGATGTTCGCCGCACAAGAACAATTTCGTGACATCACGAAATTGTTCTGCTCACGTTTTTGTGACCTCACGAAAACATACCATTTTGCCGTCATTGGCAATATGGTGCGCAACGCCGGACAGCTGCCGCAGCCTTTCTGGCTCGGTGCTGCCTGTGGCGGCGGCTCGTGTAGTGCTGCCCCCTGCGCTGCAAGGGCTTGACCGACAGAGGATGATTGCCGCCATCAAAAACGCACCGCTTGGGAGGGTAGACCGAAAGATAGCCTTACTGCGGTATGTTGAGTGGCTTCCGCTGCCGGACATTGCAGCGCAGACACATTACAGCCGGACGGCGGTAGGCTATCGGCTGAAAGGCATTACAAAAATTTTTGAGTAAAAATCCCCTGCTTTGCCGAAGCCCTGCGTGCCACGCGGGTACTTTGTAGGCAAAGCGGGGGATTTTTTGTTTTATTCGCACTAGTTTTGTCGAAACCCTTGTCTTGCAAATCAAAACGTGATATTTTATTTTTGCTTCCATTGTGAAGCCCTTAACAGTTAAGCGCTCATGCGGATTTGTGCCGTGTGGGCGCTTTTCTTTTACCCTTGCAACTCTTCTGCTGATACGTTGCAGGCAGAAGCAATTTTCTTGAGCGTGGTCATCCGGGTAGGCTTTCCGGCTTCTGCGTGCTGGACTGTCGCAGTGGACAGCCCAGTCTTTTCCGACAGTGCACGAATGGTCAGCCCTGCGCTTTCCCGTGCGGCTTTAATTTTGCCCGCGTCCACGCCGAGTGTCTTATAATCGGGCGACATATACCCGATTTGGAACACGCCCTGCTGCTGCATCGACAATGCCTTGAGCGCAAAGTTGCTGTCAATGTCCTCGATGTCAACATCCTTCAGGACGTAGGAGCAGGCGTTGTCCAGCTCCGGGGTCATCTTGTGGAGCTTGTGTGCCAGCGTGATCTTCATCATAACGCCACGCACGGGAAATCGCGTAGCGTTGCTGAGGTCTGCCTGATTTGCATGGTCAGGGGTGCAGGCTTCGTCCAGCAAGCGATACAACTTGCCGAGATTTTGGATAGTGGTGTTTTCCATGGTGCTTCTCCTTACGCCCGTATGGCCAGATAGCGCAGCCTTCGTTTTTAGATTTCGATGCTGGGTGCGGTGGAGATTGGCTCCTCGTCCGGGTGCGTATTGTTCCATGCCCGGACGATCTCATGCAGTCTTACGACTGCTCCATGCATATTAACGGATGCGTTCACGTCCAGATCGGTGATGGCGTTAAGCACGCTGACCATCTGGCTTCTGCCGTACTGCTTCGCCCACTGGGCAATCAGAGCTGTCTTGATGCGGTCTGCCAGCTCATCCACGCAAGCGGCGAGCTCCTCCTCTGTGTCGTCCTCTCTCTTTGCACCGAGGATCATATCCATTGCGCTGAGCCCGGTAAACCGTTCGCCGTCATCCCAGCGGCGCTGATACTCAGCAACAATGCTATTGCGGATGCTATCATCCAGACCGTAGCCTGCTGTTGCAAGCTCTGCGTATCGGTCGTTCAGCTTCTCATAGATATCCATTTTTATTCCTCCTGCGTGATTTTTGTGCTTCTCTTTACACCCTTATTATACTACAAAACTGCTACAAGTAATACAAGCGTAATCACTAAACTTTTCCTTATTTTTTTGATTATTTTGTAGCAGTTGTATTAGTTTATATTTGTCCTTCGTTGTACCTTCGTTGTCCTTCGTTTTAGCACATTCTGATATGATGGGCGCAAAAGGAGGGAGACGCTCATGTGGCACAAGTTTAATCCAAACCCGCGCGGAAGCAGCGTCGGTGACTGCGCAGTTCGAGCCGTTGCAGCTGCCACCGGGCAAAGCTGGGAGCAGGCGTATGTAGGGCTTGCCATGATGGGCTACGCGCTGGGCGATATGCCAAGTGCCAATCGCACATGGGGCGCGTACCTCCAAAAGCGCGGGTTCAAGCGCCGCCTTGTCGATGCAGACTGCTCCACCTGCTACACCGTAGAGGATTTTGCAAGGGAGTACCCGCGCGGGATCTATGTTCTTGGCTGCTCTGGCCACGTTCTGGCTGTTATCAATGGCGAGTGGATTGATAGCTGGGACAGTGGCGCAGAGTGCCCAATATATTACTGGTACAAGGAGGACTAAGTGATGCCATACATTCCATACGGATACCAGCCCGGCTATTATGGGCAGGCAATGCCGGATCAGCTTGCACAGCTGCGGCAGAACGCCTACCAGCAGCCCATGATGGGGCAAGCGGCGCAGCAGACGCAGGGCACGCCGTCCATCATTTGGGTGCAAGGCGAGGAGGGCGCAAAAGCGTACATGGTTGCCGCAGGAAACAGCGTGCTCCTGATGGACAGCGAAAACAGCGCATTTTACATCAAGAGCACCGATGCAAGCGGGATGCCGCTTGCCCTCCGGGTGTTTGACTACAAGGAGCGCACCACAACCGCAAAAACGCCGCCACAAACGGCGCAGCAGGCCTGCGGGGAGTTTGTCACCCGGGCAGAGTTTGACGCGCTGGCAGCCCGCTGTGCGGCACTTGAGAAGCAAGAGCCTGCAAAGCCTGAAACGGAGGTCAAATAAGTATGGCAAACCCTCTTTTTAACGCACTGGGCGGCGGGCTGCCTGCCATGCCAAACCCTATGGGTCAGTTTGGCCAGATGATGCAGCAGTTCCAGCAGTTCCGTGCAAACTTTCAAGGCGACCCGAAAGCAGAGGTGCAAAAGCTGCTGCAATCCGGCAAAATGTCACAAAATCAGCTGAACCAGCTGCAGGCGATGGCGCAGCAGTTTCAGCAGTTTCTTCCCCATTAAACTTCTTTCCAGACAAAGCCTTTACAAGACTTAATCCTACCTTTTGCGCAGTTGATGATTGTACAAGGCTTACATCCGTAAGCTCTGGCAGCTTCGGAATACCCACTCCACACCTTCATAAAGTCACCAGATTTTGTGTATTGGGCAACCGGTTTGCTCAATGGGTTCAAAGACCCAGTTCTACCGCGCATATTAGAATCGGCACGAAGCCCTGTTGCAATTGCGTGTTGTGTATTCCCCTTTCGAGAAATCCATTCGAGATTTTCAACAAAATTATTGCTCTTGTTTCCGTCAATATGATTTACACAAGGCAGATTTTCTGGATTTGGAAGAAATGCACTTGCAACAAGAACGTGAACGGACTTGTTTTTCTTTCCCGATTTATTGCAGAGCATTACCGTTTTGTATCCGCTTTTATGGCTTTTGAGAACAAGATTCTTAGATTTTCCGGTGTGGTTATAATTCATGCTTTTTACGTTTCCGCAATCGCTCACTTCATATAATCCTTCGTATTCAGGAACAGGTAACCAATTCTCCATAAAAACCTCCGTATAGCATGGTGGATTTATCTGTTTCTATTATACCACAAAAATACAATATCTGCGCAGATTTGTATAAAAAATTTTGAAAGGAGCTTACTATGAGCTTATCTACCGATTCTCCTATGATGACTATGCCGGTTCAGCCTGCAAATACCTGTTCTAATGGTGGTTTTGGCTGGGGTGACGGCGGCTTGCTCTGGATCATCATCCTGTTCCTGTTTGCCTTCTGCGGCGGCTGGGGCGGAAACTGGGGCGGCAATGGCAACACCGGTGCTGGTGTCGTTGACGGCTACGTTTTGACCTCCGATTTTGCCAACATCGAGCGCAAGATGGATGGTATCAACAACGGTATGTGTGATGGCTTCTACCAGCAGGCGCAGCTTGTCAACGGCGTGCAGCAGACCGTGAGCAACGGCTTTATGTCCGCAGAGATCAGCCGCGCAAACCAGCAGGCGGCGTTCATGCAGCAGCTGTTTGCCATGCAGATGCAGCAGCAGGAGTGCTGCTGCGAGAACCGCTCTGCCATTCAGGGCGTCAACTACAATTTGGCCACCCAGTCCTGCGAGACCCGGAACACGGTGCAGAACACCACCCGGGACATCATCGACAACCAGAACCAGAACGCCCGCGCCATCCTTGACGCCCTGACCGCACAGCGCATCGAGGCAAAGGACGCAAAGATTGCTGAGCAGGGTCAGCAGCTGTTCGCAGCACAGCTTGCGGCATCTCAGGCAGCCCAGAACGAAACGCTCAAGGCCTACATGAGCGGTCAGCTGGCCTACTACAATCCGCGCCCCGTACCCGCATTCCCGGTTCCTGCACCTTACCAGTACGGTAACTGCGGCACCGGTTGCGGCTGCAACGGTTGCGCCTAACCGAATAACGGCAACTGACTACAATTTGTAGCCTGTTCAGCCCCTGAGCTGATTTTGCAAACCAGAGCGCCGGGGCAGTAGTCCCGGCGTTTTTATTATGAAAGGAGCATTCAAATGACCGTAACAGACTTGAAACAGCAGTTTGTTGACCATTTGGCCAGCATGGACAAAAACCAAATGAGCATGATGGATCTGAGCGTATACAGTTCAATCGTGCGGACTTTGCTGGACACTGAACGACCGGACTTTTCGGCTTCCTGCATGGATGTGCTGAAAAACATCTATGCAAGTAAAGCGGGGGTCTGTGCAGAAAAGGAGGACGCGAATAATGGCTGAATTTATCTCTACCACGATCCAGACCGTGGCAGCCGGTCAGAATCTTCCCTTGACCGAAACCGCTATCAAGGGGTCAAACTGCATCAACCATCGCGCAGGTGCTGGCAATGTGACGTTGCGTGGACTTACGAACCAGTGCAAAGCACTGTTCAAAGTGAGTTTTGGCGGCAACATCGCCATCCCTACCGGCGGCACTGTAGGCGCTATCTCCGTGGCGCTGGCTGTCGGCGGCGAGGCTCTCAACAGCGCAACCGCAATTGTCACCCCGGCGGCAGTGGATCAGTACAGCAACGTCTTCACGGCGGTGTTCGTTGAAGTCCCTCGGGGCTGCTGCGTTACTGTGGCGCTCAAAAACACCAGCGCTCAGGCAATCAGCATCGCAAACAGCAGTATGATCGTTGAGCGGGTAGCATAAGAAAGGAGATAAAGTCATGCTGGATAAATTGAATCATCTGAAGGATGAGATGTGCGAAGAGCTTATGGAGCTGACCGACAAAAAGAATCGGTCCCCTGGCGATGTTGAGATGATCGGCGAGATCGTGGATATCATTCTGGACATCCACCGCATCGAGGATTATTGCGAGGACGGCGATTATAGCCGTGCTGGAGAGTGGGAAGCTGATATGCGCGGCAACTACGGACGTACCGAAAACTATAACCGGGGCAACAGCTACGCAAACCGTGGACGGCATTATGTGCGCGGTCACTACTCGCGCGGCGATGGCCGTGAGCGTATGATCTCTGACATCGAAGACATGATGCAGGACGCCACCGGCGCAGAGCGTGACGCCTACAAGCGGGCAGCTGACATCTTACGCAACGCATAAGAAAGGGGGCGGCAGGCATGGACATCGTGGAAATCAATGAACACATCCGCAAACTGAAATGCGAAGAAACGAACTGGCAGAGCGTGGAAAAGCTTGCTGCCCTCTGCACTGTGCGGGACGAGCTGGAAGAAGCACACGCACCTGAAACGCAGACCCAGGCATTGCCGCCCGCGACTTATGCGGCGGCGTACTCCACAGCAGCGGAACCACAAAGCGACTTTGTGGCGGCTGCCAGTTCTGTTCCTTTCGGCGGTCTGATGCAGGTGCTCGACAGACACATGAACGCAATAAAGCTGGTGTACCCGAAAGAGTATGAGCTAGTAATGCGGAAGATTGTCTCTTTGTCTGAGTGA